GCCGCCAATTGGCGGCCGGGGGTTTCAGTGGGGGGGTATCTCCAGCGGGGAGTATAGCGAGGTGACGTATGGCCGGTGAACGAGGACCACTTCCGCAGCCGGCGCAGCTGCATTTGCTGCGCGGCAACCCGAGCAAGAAGCCGATGGCGGCTCTGCTCGACGAGAAGGTGCGGCCGAAGGTTGAAATCCCGGCGCCGCCGGCACACCTAATACCCGAGGCTCGCGCCGAATGGGACCGCATCACCGTGCACCTCGAGCAGCTCGGACTGATTTCGCAGATAGACCGTGCGGCCCTGGCGGCGTACTGCCAATCATGGGGTCGATGGGTCATGGTCGAGAAGCGGATTGCCGGGGAAAATCACGTCGATAAGAAGCACCTGGCGGGGCTGGTCGGCGACACGCCCTCCGGCTACAAGCAGATCTCGGTGCTGCTGCAGATATCGAACCGCTGTGTCGAGCAGATGGAGAAATTTCTGTCGCACTTCGGCATGTCGCCGGCGGCACGCTCGCGCGTGACGGCATCGGACCCGCAGATGGCGCTGCCAGGCATCGACAAACCGCAGGAAGGCGGATGGGGAACATTCAAGCGATAGACCATGTCGCCGAGTCGATCGAATACGCGCAGGAGGTGGTGGCCGGGCTGATCCCGGCATGCAAATGGGTCAAGGCGGCATGCCGCCGACAGCTCGACGATCTCGAGCGCTGTGAGAACGACGAAGCGTGGGCTTACGACTGGCGGCCCGAGCTTGCGGACCGGGTGATCCGGTTCATCGAGCTGCTGCCGCACGTCAAGGGTCCGCTCGCGGGCGAGCCGATCCGGCTCGAGCGCTGGCAGAAGTTCATCCTCGCCTGCGTGTTCGGATGGATCCGCAAAGCCGACGGGCGGCGGCGATTCCGCACGGTGTACGAGGAAATTCCGCGCAAGAACGCGAAGACGACCAAGCTCGCCGGCATCGGGCTCTACATGCTCACCGCCGATGGCGAGCTCGGCGCCGAGGTTTATTCCGCCGCGACGAAGGAAGAGCAAGCGCGGATCGTGTTCGAGATCGCGCAGCAACAGGCGCGAATGGAGCCGGAATTCCGCTCGACCCTCGGCGTGGAGATATTCCGCAAGGCGCTGGTGGTGCGCGACACCGGATCCAAGTTCGTGCCGCTTGCCGCGGAGGCCGACAGCATGGACGGGCTCAACGTCAGCTGCGCGCTGATCGACGAACTGCACGCCCACAAGACGCGCGCGGTGCACGACGTGCTTGATTCGGGCACGGGCTCGCGCGCGCAGCCGCTGCTGTGGAAGATCACCACCGCGGGGTCGAATCGCGCCGGCGTGTGCTACGACCAGCGCACCTACGGCACCAAGGTCCTCAACGCGGTGCTGAAGAGGCACGGCGGCATGGGTTACCGGGTCGAGGGCGAAGCGGTCGACGACGAGTCGTTCTTCGCGATCATCTACACGATCGACGAGGGCGACGACTATTTCGCCGAGGAGACCTGGCGCAAGGCGAACCCGAATTACGGGATATCCGTCGATCCCGAGGACCTGCAGCGCATGGCAACCGTCGCCCAGGTCCAGGCGCAGGCGCTGAACGAGTTTCTGACCAAGCGGCTCGACGTCTGGGTCAACGCAGACTCGGCGTGGATGAACATGCTCGCGTGGGAGGCCTGCGCCGACCGCGATCTCAAGGAAGAGCGCTTCGCCGGCAAGCGCTGCGTGATCGCACTCGATGCCGCGTTCAAGAAGGACCTCTTCGCGAAGGTGAAGGTGTTCCGCGAGGACGGGCACTACTACGCATTCGGCCGCTACTACACGAACCAGGAGCAGACCGAGCAGAAGGGCAACGAGCACCTGGCGGCCTGGGTGCGTGAGGGCTGGCTTCGCACGACACCGGGCAACGTCCTCGACATCGAGGCGGTACGCGAGGAGATCACCGGCCGCAAGAAGCCTGACGGCAGGATCGATCTCCCCGGCGACCTGCAGCGCTTCGAGATTGCGGAGTGCTGCTTCGACCCCGCGCAGCTCACGCAGTTTTCCACCGAACTCGGCGAGCAGGGCCTGAAGATGGTCGAGATCCGGCCGACGGTGCTCAATTTCTCGCCGGCGATGAAGGAGCTCGAGGCGCTGGTGGTGTCGAAGAGGCTCCACCACAACGGCGATCCGGTCATGGCGTGGGCGATCTCGAACGTGGTGTGCCACTTCGACGCGAAGGACAACATCTACCCGCGCAAGGACGATCCGTCGAAGAAGGACCGCACCAAGAAGATAGACCCCGCGATCGCGCTAATCATGGCGATCGCCCGAATGATGACCGCGCCTGACGAAGGGAACATCGAGGGATGGCTCAAAAATCCGGTGACGGCCTGAGCTGGTGGCGCAATGCGCTGGTCGGGATCGGCCTGAAGGCGGCGAGCTACGGCGCGGGGCAGTCACTCACGCTCAAGGACGCAGCGCTCGGGCGGTTCTTCGGCATGCCGTCGGCGACCGGCAAGACGGTCACCGACGAGGCGGCGATCGGCATCAGCACGGTGTGGGCGTGCGTGCGGCTGCTGGCCGAGACGGTCGGCGCGATGCCGCTCGCGGTTTTCGAGCGCCAGAAGGACGGCAACTCGAAAAAGATCGACCACCCCCTGTCGGACGTGCTGATCGGGTCGCCGAATTCCGACATGACCAGCCAGGAGTTCCGGGAAGCCAAGACGGCGAACCTGGCCATGCGGGGCAATGCCTATTCGCTCAAGGAAGTGGCGGGGAACGGCGATGTCAGCTCGCTCTACCCCATTCCGGCCGCCGACGTCGAGCCTAAACGCGAACGCGACGGCTCGATTGTCTTCCGCGTCAACGACCGCGGCCGCTGGGAGACCCTGCCGCAGGAGAAGATCTGGCACTGGAAGGGATTCGGCTTCAACGGGGTGACCGGCCTCTCGCCGCTCGCCTATGCACGGGAATCGATGGGGCTTGCGCTCGCAAGCGAGGAATTCGGCGCGCGCCTGTTCGCGAACGGCGCATCGGTTTCGGCGATTCTCAGCATCCCGGGATGGTTGAAGCCCGACCAGCGCGAGATTGCCAAGAAAAATCTCGACGAACTCGCCAGCGGCATGCGCACCCACAAGCCGACGCTGCTCGAGGGCGGCATGGAACTGAAAGGGGGGATTTTCCCGCCCGAGGACCTGCAATTCCTGCAATTGAGGCAGTTCAGCGTGCGCGATTTGTGCCGGTTCTACCGCATTGACCCGCACATGGTCGGCGACCTCGAGCGGGCGACGCACAACAACATCGAGCAGCTCTCGCTCGAGTTCGTGATGTACACGATCATGCCCTACCTCACGCGGGTGGAGGCCTCGGCCGCGAAATGGCTGCTGAAGCCGGGCGATCGCAGCCGGTTTTTCCTCCGCTTCAATTTTGAAGGCCTGCTGCGCGCGGACTCAGTCGCGCGGGCCCAGCTCTACTCGATCCTGCTGCAGAACGGGGTCTTCAACCGCAACGATGTGCGGGCGCTGGAGAATCGCAACCGCAGCGACGCCGCGGGCATGGACGACTACACCGTGCAGTCGAACATGGCGCTGATCCAGATGCTCGAGGCGCTGGTGGCGTCAAAAAACACGGGAGCCAAAGGCGACCAACCGACCAATATCTCGGTGAATCCGATGCTCGGCGTGACCCTGCCGGATTCGATGCGCCACAACGTCAAGCACGACGTGGAAATATCGGGGCTCAAGGACCTGGCCGGCCAGGTCGCGGCCTCGGTGAGGCAGGCCGAACGGTTGTTCCAGTCGCTGGTCTCGGCGCAGGAACGCTTCGACCTGGGCTTCACGGACCTCGCCAAGCGGGCGGACCGGCCGCGCCGCGCCGTTTTCGACCGAGACGGAAACCCCATCGGCACGGAGCCGGTGGAAAGCCTGCATTGAAAAGGAACTGACACATGGCCATTCAGCTATCGGTGAGGGTGCGCAACGCCCGGCTTGACGTAATCGAGTCGGACATGGGGGCGACGCCCATCGTGGAGCTCCGCAGCGGCGCCCAGCCCGCCAATTGCGCCGCCGCGGGCAGCGGCACGCTGCTCGCGCAGTCCGCGCTGCCCGCGGACTGGCTCGCGGCGGCGAGCGGCGGCACCAAGGCCAAGGCCGGCACCTGGACGCTCACCGGGCTCGCGGGCGGGGACATCGGGCACTTCCGCATCTATCGCCCCGGCAGCCCCTCGGAATGCGACATGCAGGGCAGCGTGACCGCCACCGGCGGCGGCGGCGACATGACGGTGGACAACATCACGATCGCCCTGGCGCAGATCTGCACGGTCAATACGTTCGTGCTGACGGACGGCAACGCGTAAACAGCGGCTGACGCGTTGATTCTCCGCGCCCACCAATGAGACTATTCACACGTAAACCCCGGCTCTTGTTGCCGCAGTTCCGGCCGCTGCCCCCGCGTCGGGAGCGCGGCCTGCTGTCCCCCTTCGCCTGCGGTTTCGGCAAGGTCGTCACGAACTACAGCGCGCCCTCCACCACGCCCGGCACCTCGATCACGCCGGGGACCAGCGACGCGATGGGGAGCTTTACGGAATTCATCAGCGACACGCTGGTGACGGATGACTGCTACGGCATCTGGCTCAACTTCCACACAAGCAATGCCAGCGCACAAGCCCGGCCGATACTGGTTGATATCGGGGCTGATCCTGCCGGCGGCACTTCGTACGGCGTCATCATCCCGAATCTGAACGCGGCGTGCGCGTGGACGTGGAGCAACGCGGCGGCGCCTGCTGGTCACTTTTATTATTTTCCGCTGTTCATCAAAGCGGGAACCGCGCTGGCGGCGCGGGCGCAGGTGGGGAACACGACGGCGCTCACGTTGCGCGTGGTTGCCCGGCTGTTCGCCAAGCCCAAGCGCCCCGAACTGCTGCGGTGCGGGGCTTACGTCGACGCCATCGGGATCGACGCCGCGAACTCGCGCGGCACGGCGATCACCCCGGGGGCGTCCTCCGGGGAAGGCGCGGCGTGGGTATCGCTCGGCACCCTGCCGCGCCCCGCCTGGTGGTTTCAGGCCGGATTTTCGGTGGACGACAGCACGATGACAGCGGGGGCGATGAATCTCGACATATACACCGGGGACGCATCCAACAAGGTGCCAATCATCTCCGATATGGCTTTCTTCACCGGCGGCTCGGAGATCATTTCCGGTGAGATCTACAACTCGATGGACGCTCACCAGGAATTAGCGAGCGGGGCCGAGTTGTTTGCCCGCGCCAGCTTCAGCGGCTCACCGGTGGACAGCAACAACAGCGCGATGGCCTACGCGCTCGGAGGCTGATCGTGGCGATTACGGCAGCGTTCGAAAGCTCCGAGACCGTCGGAACCACCGAGCATTCGCTGGTGACAGACACCGCCGGGCCGGACGCGGAAACGTCCGATGGCGTGTTCCAGGCGTTCCTCGACCTGATGGCGCTCGCGGCGGGTGATGAGTATCAATTCCGCGTCTACGAAAAAGTGCTCGCCGCCGGGACGCAGCGAGTCGTTTATGAGGCGCGCTTCCTGGGGGCGCAATCGCCCCCGGTGTATGTCACTCCCTGCCTCATCCTGATGCACGGCTGGGACATGACGATGGACAAGATCGCGGGCACTGACCGCAACATCGACTGGTCAATCCGCAAGATTTCCTGATGGCGATCACCGTCTACACGCGCACGCTGCCGAACCTGCTCCCGGCGACGCGCAGGGCAACGTATCGTCGCCTCATATTGCTGCTCGACCACATCGAAGGCTTCGGCATCGACCTGATTGGTTTCAGCATAGACATTCCGACGCGGGTGGTGACGATCACGCTCACCGATCCGATCCCGGCGGATAATGTCGCGCACCTGGACCTCGGCCCGTGAGCTCGTGGGTATGGCAGCCGCTGCTGCCGGCGGCGGCGCAGAGTCAGGCGGATTCCGGCGGCATCAACGCCGACCTGGCAGCGACGCTCGGCGCGCTGACGAGCTCGGCGGCAGGCACGCTGGCGATCCAGGCGGATCTCGCGAAAACGCTCGGCGCCGTCACCCTGTCGTCGGCGACGGTGCTGGCGATCCGGACGGACCTCGCGAAGACATTCGGGGCCGTCACGCTGTCGTCGGCGACGGTGCTGGCGATCCGGGCGGACCTCGCGAAGACGCTCGGAGAGCTGACGCTCTCCGCCACCGGCACGATCGCGGATCCCGGCGCCATCAACGCCGACATGGCAGCGACGCTCGGCGCGCTGACGAGCTCGGCGGCGGGCACGCTGGCGATCCGGGCGGACCTCGCGAAAACGCTCGGCGCCGTCACGCTGTCCTCGGCGACGGTGCTGGCGATCCAGGCGGACCTCGCGAAAACGCTAGGGGCCGTCACCCTGTCCTCGGCGACGGTGCTGGCGATCCGGGCGGACCTCGCGAAGACGCTCGGCGCGCTGACGCTGTCCGCGACCGGCAATACCGGCGCGCCGCGCACGGCGAATCTCGCGGTCACGCTGGGGGCGTTGACGCTCGCGGCGGCCGCGAGCGTTCCCGCGGCGGAAGCGGCGGCCGTGGCGGGTGTGAGCGGCGGGGTGGTTTCCAAGAAGCGGCGCCGCAGGCGGCAGCCGATGTTCAGCATGCAGGACGCGATCATCCTGCCGCGGATCACCGCGAATCTCGCGGCCACGCTGGACGACATGAAGCTCGTGGCCGAATGCACGATAGCCGAATCGCTGAAGCAGACGCGGCGCCGCCGCACGATCACCCTGCTGATGATGGACTGAAATACTGAGTGCTCAGTGCCGAGTGGCCGCCACGTGGCGGCTTTTTTATGGGGATTCCACGATGAAAACACGCGACCTGAAGCTGGAGATCAAGGCGCTCGACGAGCGCGGCGAATTCGAGGGCTATGCCTCGGTGTTCGGCAACGTGGACGAAGGCCAGGACGTGATCCTGCCCGGCGCGTTCAAGGAATTCGTCAAGACGCGCGACGGCAAGACGCTGGTGCTCTACCAGCACCGCCTGGGCGAGCCGATCGGCAAGGCGGACGTGGACCAGGACGAGAAGGGCCTGAGCTTCCACGGGCAGCTCGTCATGGAGGACCCGGTCGCGCGCAAGGCGCACACGCACATGAAGGCGGGGACGCTGGACGGCATGTCGATCGGGTTCGACGTGCTGCGGGGCGGCGCCGAGTTCACGGATGACGGCACCCGCGTGCTGAAGGCTCTCAAGCTGTGGGAGATCAGCGTGGTGACCTTCGGCATGAACCCGCTCGCCCGGATCGAGGCCGTGAAGCGCGCCGGCCAGATCTCGACGATCAGAGAATATGAGGACCTGCTTCGGGACGAATGCGGGTTTTCAAACGCCCAGGCGAAGCTGCTCGCCGCGGGCGGATGGAAGGCGTTGCAAGCCGCTCGGGACGAGCCAGGCGAAGCCGGCGCCGCGCAGTCGTTGCTGGACTACCTCCGCAACGTGGCCAATCCCAAAACCTGACAAGGAATCCATCATGAGTAACCTCACGCAATACCCGCGCGCGCTCGGCTTTGCCGTGCTCGCCGCGGTTGTCATGGTCGCGCTGCTGGCATTGGGCGTGATCGACTTCCCCACCGCATCGGCGGGCATGCTGCTCGCGGATACGGTGGCGGTGGATATGAAGACCCTGGAGGCGGCCGTCAAGAAGGCGATGGACGCCATGCAGGAAAACATCCACAAGGTGCAGGACACGGCGATGAAGGCCCTCGAGGAGATCCGCACCGAGGGCACGCTGCACGCGGCGACCAACAAGAAGCTGACCGAAGTGGGCGAGGCCGGCAACCAGCTCGCGGCCGATTACAAGTCGCTCAAGGACCGCATGCAGGACGTCGAGCAGAAAATGGCGAAAAAGCCCACGGGCGGCGACGATTCCCAGGGCAAGACCGCCGGGCAGGCGTTCACCGAGTCCCAGGAGTACAAGGACATGCTGGCGCGGAAGGAATTCAAGTCCTATCCCGTCACCATCCAGAGAAAGACGATCGCCAACGCCACCGGCCAGAACCAGCCGCTGGTGCCGGCCGACCGTCTCGCCGGCATCAACATGCCGGCGCTCCGCCGCATGACGATCCGGGACCTGCTGCCGCAGATCCGCACCAGCGGCAACCTGGTCGAGTTCTGCCGCGAACTGGTGTTCACCAACGCGGCCGCGCCGCAGTACGACACTTCGTCGCCCACGCCGCACGCTGAAGGCGCGCCGAAGGCCGAGTCGAACATCACGTTCGAGCTCGACAGCGAGGCGGTCATCACGCTCGCCCACTGGATCGGGGCGTCGCGCCAGGTACTGTCCGATGCCCCGATGCTCTCGGGCTACATCGACAGCCGGTTGTCCTACGGATTGAAACTGGAAGAAGAAGACGAGCTGCTGAACAGCACCGGCGCGAACGGCGAGCTCAACGGGCTGGTGGGGCAGGCGACGGCTTTTACCGGCGGCGCGACCAACCAGACCACGCTCGACACCATCGCCAAGGCGTTCCTGCAGGTGACGCTGTCGGAGTACGAGGCGAGCGCGCTCGTGCTGAACCCGGGAGACTGGGTGACGCGCGTGCAACTCGCGAAGGACACGACCGGCCGCTACCTCTTCAGCGATCCGCATTCGATGGAACAGCCCCGCGTCTGGGGCAAGCCGGTCGTCCCCACCCAGGCCATGACGCTGGGCAGCTTCCTCACCGGGGCGTTCGATCTCGGCGCGGCCATCTACGACCGCGAGGACATCACCATCCGCGTGTCCGATCAGCATTCGGACTTCTTCATCAAGAACCTGGTGGCCATCCTGTGCGAGGAGCGCCTCGCGCTGGTGGTCTACCGGAGCGCGGCGCTGGTGACCGGCTCGGTCGTGTTCGCGGGCTGATTCACCGTCGTGGTCATCACCAACCGGGGGCTTGCGGGCCCCCGGTTTTTTTCAGGAGGTCCCGTGGAACCGAAGACGTGCCAGATGAGGTCGCTCATCCGCGGCATCATCGACGATGCCGGCGTGAAGCGCGGCACCGTATTCTGGACGAGCGAGCGCCGCGCGCGGATGTTCATCGCGCAGCGCGTGGCCGAGTTGATCGGCGCCGGCCCGTCCGAGACCAAGCCCGCGGGACCTGCTGAAAAAAAGTCTGCCGCCGCCGCCCCGGCTGGCCCCTCGACCGATTCGCCGAAGTCGAACGCGCCTGGGACGGGGGCTGCGCCGTCTGCATCGCAACCGGCCCCAGCCTCACCCCGGGCCAAGTCGCGCTTGCGCAAGGCCGCCGGGATGGTGAAGGACGGGCTGTTCGGGTCGTAGCGGTCAACGACGCCTATCGGCTCGCGCCGTGGGCGGACGTGCTGTATTTCGCCGACGTGAAGTGGTGGCGCTGGCACAAGGACAAGCCGGAATTCAAGGCCTTCGCCGGGGACAAGGTGACGATCCAGAACACGGCGGCGGAAGTCGACGATCCGGGGATCTACATGCTGCGAAACGGCGGACAGGACGGCCTCTCGGACCAGGCCGAAGCCCTGCGCACCGGGACCAACAGCGGCTACCAGGCGCTCAACCTGGCGATCCTCGCGGGGGCGAAGCGGATCGTGCTGCTCGGCTACGACATGCGGGCGGAGGACGCGCGGCGGTCGCATTTTTTCGGCGATCACCCGGACCCGACGCCGGTCGGCGTGTTCCCGACGATGGCCGCGCATTATCGAAAGGTGGCGCCGCTGATCGCGAAGAAGGGCATCGAAGTCATCAACTGCACGCCGGGGTCGGCGCTGACGTGCTTCCGCGCCTCCACGTTACAGGAGGCGCTGGCGGGGGATGAGGGATGAGGGGATTGACGCCCTATGCCATAATGGCATAGTCTATACGCAGAGCCGTGGCATGGTGCCGTGGCAGTTGTGGAGGGTGTCATGAAGAAAGTCCAGTCAGCACAGGTGCGTCAAGAGGGTATCCGTTTCATCGAAGTGGTTCTGCGCGGCAAACCGGGGTCGTTGCTGGTGGTTCATTCATTCAACGAGAAGGCGAAGCAGGAGATTCGCGACAAGCAGCAGAAGAAGGCGAAGAAGGCGAAAAGCGAGCGGGTGCCGACGGAGGAATTCAAGGCGTCCCGTTATCTTGATGCCGAGGGGCGGGAGTGCGTCCCGGTCACTGCCCTAAAGAAGGCGATCATTTCGGCGGCAACCGCGTTCGACGATCTGACCAAGGTGGCGCTGCGGCAGGCGCTGTTCGTCGACCCGAGCGAGAACCCGGGCGGGTCGTTGGTGCCGATCGAGAAGCATAGCGGGAAGCCTGCCGTCGGCGTGATGCGCGAAGATGCCGTGACCATTGGTATCAACACCCGTGGCCTCGCGTATCGTCCCGCCTACGATGAATGGCAGCTTCGGGTGAAGGTGGAATTCAATCCTCGGCTTGTGAGCGAGGAGCAGTTGCTTGCCCTGATCGACCAGGCGGGATGGGGCGTCGGCATCTGCGAAGGCCGCCCGGAACGCAGCAGTGCGCTCGGTTGGGGGAGGTTTGAAAGGATCGCCGCATAGTTCGGCAAGACCGGTTAGGCGGGGTCGGGTCAGGCGCGATATAGCGAGGCTTGGCCCGGTTCGGCACGGCAGGAGTGGCGAGGCAAGGCGTGACGAGGCACTGTGCAGCTTGGCGGGGCGGAGCTCAGCAAGGCAGGCAAGGCCAGGCATAGTCAGGATTGGCCAGGAAGGCTCAGCGCGGCAGGCTCGGCATGGCGCTGCAAGGCGCGGTGTGGCGGGGTCAAGCTCGGTAAGGGTGGGGATCGGCAAGGCAGGTATGGCTAGGCTAGGCCGGGCGGGGTGAGGTATGGTCTGGTGTGGTAAGGCAGGCGAGGCGAGGCATGGTCTAGCCTGGCACGGTGAGGCGCAGCTCGGTAAGACAGGCGAGGTATTGTGAGGCCCGGTGTGGCGAGGCGCTCCATAGTAGAGCGCTGCTCGGTCCGGTAAGGTAAGGCAGGATTGGCATGGCCGGGTGGTGTGAGGCTGTGTTTTGCGAGGTTTGATCTGGCAAGGCAGGCATGGAAGGGGCAGAACTCAAAGCGCTGCGCAAGAAACTCGGCCTGTCTCTCGCCCAAGCGGCGCGACAGGTCGAGGTGTCGCCGCGCACGTGGGCGCGCTGGGAGGCTGGAGATCAACCTATACCGGAAGGTGCGATGAAGCTGTTCCGGATTTTGAACAAGCTCGAAAAAGTCAAGTAACCGGTTAAGTTCACACGATCACTCGAACGGCGCTCGATTGGGCGCCGTTTTCTTTTGAAACAGACTACTGAACCAGAACAAGCGGGGCCGAGCGCTGAGTGGAAAGAGCGTTTTGTCTCATCCGGAGCCAGCCCTGGTACCGGCGGGAGGCGTTCGAGCTCGGGCTGAAGCGCGCGGGTTTCGAGGTCCACGGCCATCGGGCGGCGTCGTTCGCGGCGGGCGATGTGCTGGTGATCTGGAACCGCTACGGCGAGATGCACGATCTCGCCCGGGCGGCGGAGCGCGCCGGCGCGCGGGTGATCGTCGCCGAGAACGGCTACCTGGGCTGCGGCGGCGGGGTGCCGAAGTTCCAGGTGCACCCGAGGGGCCCCGAGGCCGGGCATTACTACGCCGTGGCGCTCGGCGGGCACAACGGCAGCGGCACCTGGCCCGAGGGCGGGCCGGAGCGCTTCGAGCGGCTCGGTGTCGAGCTCAAGCCCTGGCGCGAAGTGAACCACGAATCACGAATCACGAATCACGTTCTGGTTTGCCCGAGCCGCAGCTTCGGGCGGCCGGACCTGATCATGCGCCATACCTGGGCGGAAGAGACGGCCAGGCGGCTGCGGGAGCTGACGCGGCGCGAAGTGAGGATACGGGCGCACCCCGGCAACGATGCGCCCAAGCGGCCCCTGGCGGCGGACCTGGCGGGGGCGTGGGTGGTGGTGATATGGGCCTCGAGCGCCGGGGTGCACGCGCTGGCGGCGGGGATCCCGGTGATCTGCGCCGCGCCGCGCTGGATTCTCAAGGGCGCGGCGGGGGGGCGGCTGGAAGAGGTCGAGAATCCGCCGCTGCCCGAGCGCCTGCCGCACTTTCAGCGGCTGGCGTGGGCGCAGTGGACTCTCTCGGAAATCGAGAGCGGAGAGGCGTTTAGGAAGCTGCTGAGTGCCGAGTGCTGAGATGGCCGACCGCTGGTTCAAGATCAAGGGGCAGGCGAAGGGCGACCGCACGCTGGAGGAGCAGATGACGGGTCTGCAACCGGCGCTGGCCGGGACGCCCGGCCGCAGCGTGCTCGACCTGGGCTGCGCGGAGGGGCTGATCGGGCGCGAGTTCGCGCGCGCGGGCGCGGCGGCGGTGCACGGAGTGGAAATGCAGGAGCGCCACCTCATCATCGCGCGCGAGCTGTGCGCGGGGCTTCCCATGACGTTTCAGTGCGCGGACCTGGACGAGATGGCGGCGCGGGACAGCGCGCTGCCGCCGCGCTACGACATCGTGCTGGCGCTGGCCGTGCTGCACAAGCTCTTTGCCCCGGAGAACGGAGCCCGGTTCTGCGCCCGCGCGAGCCGCAGCCTGGTGGTGGTCCGCCTGCCGGCCAACAGCGAGGCGAACCGCGGCATCCTGCGCAGCAAGCACAACCCGGCGGTCAGCTGCGACCTGACCGCGGTGATGACGAAGAATGGCTTCGCCCTCGAGCGCACGCTGCCGGGCCCGCGGCAGGAGCCGGTGCAGTACTGGCGCAGATCAGTGCTGAGTGCTGAGTGCTGAGTGCTGAGAGCTGAGAGCTGAGTGCTGAGTGCGATGGGTATCGGGGACGAGTTGATGCTCGCGGGCGAAGCGAAGCGCCGGGCCGCCGGGACCGCGCGCCGCTACCGGATGCTCGACAAGTTCGGGCAACCGCGCTGGCATTTCGTCTGGGACCGCTGCGCCCACGTCGCGAAGCCCGGCGAGCCGTGCGACGGCGAGATCGGATTTTCCGCCGGCAAGCGGCCCTACATGGTGGACGTCAAGCTCGACCGCTACAGCTTCAGGGAATACGCGCCGGCGCCCGCCGAATTTCAACTGGGGCCGCAAGCGCAGAGTTTCTCGAAGCTGACGAAGGGTTGCATCGTCTTCAACCCGACGATCAAGCACAAGGCGAGCCCCAACAAGCAGTGGGGGCTGGAGAACTGGAAGCGGCTGATCGCGCTGGGGCGCGAATTCCGCTGGGTGCAGATCGGCGCCGCCGCGCTGCTGCGGATCCGGGGCGCGGAGGAGATCCCGACGTTCAACTTCTGGGATGCGTGCGGCGCGCTGGCCGGCGCGCGGGCGGCGGTGCTGCACGAAGGCGCGCTGCATCACGCCGCGGCGTCGACCGGCACGCTCTGCGTGGTGATCTACGGCGGCTTCATTTCGCCGCGCGTCACGGGCTATGCGGGCCAGGCGCCGCTCTACGTGGAATCGGAGCGCTGGCCCTTCGGCTGCGGGATGCGGGTGCCGTGCGGGCATTGCCGGGACGCGATGGATCAAATCACGCCGGAGACGGTTTTGGGCGCGCTGCGGAGCCTTTTAATCACGAATCACGAATCACGAATCACGAATCACGCCGCATGAAGATCGCATTGATCTGCCCCTCCCGTGGGCGGCCGCACCGCTTCAAGGCGATGGTGGAAAGCGCGCAGCGGCTGGCCGCGCAGCCCGGTTTGATGATGGTCTATCTCGGACTCGACCGCGCGGACCCGTGTTTCGACGAGTACCTGCTCGAGATGCCACACGGGGTGACGGTGATCGTGAACGAGGTCGAGCGCCCGGTGCCGCACCTGATGGACTGGCTGGCCAGGCAATCGCGCGGCGAGCTGGTGATGGCGGCGGCGGACGATCTGCTGTTCAGGACGCCGAACTGGGACGATCTCATCCGCGCCGAGTTCGCCGCCTGCCCGGACGGCATGCTGGTGGCCAACACCAACGATCTCTCGGGATCGGACAAGGTCACCCACTTCGTGGTGACGCGCGCGTGGATCGCGGCGGTCGGCGTGTTCATGTCCCACGAGTTCGAGCACTTCGGCGGCGACGAGTACGTGGAGCGCATCGGGCGCAGCGTCGGGCGCGTGAAGTTCATGCGGCACGTCCACGTCGAGCACATGCACAAGAAATACCGCAACCCGGACGGAACGCCGAAGGGCGAGAACGACGAAACCTATCAATCCAAGCGGCGGCCGGATGCCAACGGCGAGGGCATGTCCGACCGGGACAAGCGGGTGATGCAGCGCCTGCTGCCGGAGATCGAGCGCGCCGCGGAACGGGTGAGGCTGGCGATGAAGGCGGCGGCGTGAGAATACTGGTCGTCGGTGCGACCGGCTTCATCGGCGCGGAGCTGCTGCGCCAGGCGCGCGAGCGCAATCACGAAGCCGTCGGCACGACGCGGCGCAGGGATGTCCCCGGGCTGTGGCATTACGATCTGCTGCAGCCCGTGGGCGGCTTGCCACCGCAGCCGCCCGACGCGGCCTTCCTCTGTGCCGGGGTGGCGGACTATCGCCGCTGCGAGGGCAACGCCGAGGCGTGGCGGGTGAACGTGGACGGCAACATCGCCGCAGGCAAGAGTCTCATGCGCGCGGGGGCGTTCGTGGTCTACCTGTCGAGCGTGGCGGCGGAGTGGGCCGGGCACAGCGCCTACGGGCGCGGCAAGGAGGCGGTCGAGCTCGCGCTGCAGTGCATCGGCGATCCGGCAATCATCCGGTGCGAGCGCGTCACGCCGGCGAAGCTCACTGAGGTTTGCGAGATTCTGCTCGGCATCGGCATCGCGAAGGTTCCGGGCATCTACCGGATCGCGCCGTGATAACGGTGGCGTGCGTCGAGTGGGACAACTATCTCGGGCGCGCTGACGAATATATCCGCAAGCTGCAGGCGATGGTGCGGCGGCACCTGGCACAGCCGCACCAGTTCTGCATCCTGCTGCCGGACGACAGCCTGCAGGGGTGGTGGAAGAAGCTGGCGCTGTTCAAGCCCGGCCGCTTCACCGGCCGGGTGGTCTATTTCGACCTCGATACTTTGATCGTCGGGCCGCTCGACGAACTGGTGAGCCACAAGGGCGCCGTGCACCTGTCCGATTGGGGTTGGGTGCGCAACGTGCATGCCGGCGGGACGTTGGTGTGGGACGCCGGCGAACGCGACCACCTGTGGAACGACTTCACGCCCGCCGTGACGCGGGCGTTTGCGAACGACCAGGAATGGATGACGACGCTGAACTGCTGGGAGCGGCTGCCGCCGCATATCGTGCGCTCCTACCGCTATCACTGCAAGGCGGGGCCGCCGCCGGGGTGCAGCGTGGTGGCGTTTCACGGATCGCCCAAGATGCACGAACTGCCGGCGAATCATTGGGTGCATGAACACTGGCTTTTTTGAGTGCTGAGTGCTGAGTGCCGAGCGATATTAATGTTTGACCTGCTTCTGATTCTCATGGGCGTGTTTCTGGGCATCGGCATCGAGCGAGACATCCTTCGCCCGCGAAGCATCCGTAATTCACTGCTTCCAGACACCAAGGAAGATGGCGATGGCGGCACCCCACAACCACGGCCAGCTGCTGAGTGCTGAGTGCCAAAGGTGAAAATGATGGAACTCGTCCATTATCACGTCGCGCAGAAAAACCCGCACCACGGCGAGGCCATCCTGAAGGGCTTCGGCGCGAGGCGCGTCCAGGCCGGGGAGCGCAAGCTCGTCCGCGGCGCGCTGCATTTGATCGGGGGCCTGCAATACGGATCGCTCGAACTGATGCAGGAAGTCCGGGCCGCGGGCGAGCCCTACATTTTCTTCGACCGCGCCTATTTCGGCGGCGGGCCCGGCAGCGACCGGCTGCGGGTGGTGCCGAACGCCTACCAGAAGCACTGGCTCGAGCGCTGGCCGGGCGATCGCATGAAGGCGTTCGGCGTGGAAGTGAAGCCCTGGCGTCCTTCGACTTGCCCAGGCCAGGCTGACCGGAGGCACATCCTGGTGGTGCCGCCGGGCAATCTTCTGCGAAAGCTGATCGATCCGGGGCCGCTCTGGGAGCAGATGCCGGAGCGGCTCGCGCGCATCACCGGACGCCCGGTGCGCGTGAGCATGAAGGGCGACCCGGTGCCGCTCGCCGAACGGCTGCGGGATTGCTGGTGCGTCATCACCGGCCACTCGAACGTCGCGGTGGAAGCGCTCCTCGCCGGGATACCGGCATTCGTGTCGCGCGAGTCCGCCGCCGCGCCGATGGCCGGGATGATCGAGACGATCGAGCACAGCATCGAGCGCCCCTCCACGCCGGAAGGGCGCGAGGGATGGGCGGCGAGCCTCGCCTACGGGCAATTCACGCTGGAGGAAATCCGGCAGGGCATGGCGCGCGACACCATCATGGCGGCGTTTCAGGACGTTGAAAGGGCAACCGCATGACCGTGAGAGTGGTCACACCGCCTGCTTTTTATCCCGTTACGCGGGCGCAGGCGAGACTCTGGTGCAAGATCGATGGCGCCCTTACAGCGGAGGACGCGGTGGTTGATCGATTGATCGCCGCGATGACGGATTTCGCCGAGAACCTGACCGGGCGCGCGTTCATCCAGCGCGGGCTGCAGATGATCGTTCCGTGGTGGCCGGTGATCCGCGTGGAGGGGGTCATGCGCGACGGCTTCGAGCTGCCGCAGGCGCCCCTGGTGTCCGTGGAAAGCATCACCTATCTCGACAGCGACGGCGTGCAGCAGACGCTCGCCGCGGAGACTTACGCCGTCCACACCTGGCGCGAGCCGGGCATCGTGGTCCGGGCCTATGGAGAGACGTGGCCGGTCGTGCGCTCGGACGCGGATGCGATCCGGGTCAATTACACGGCGGGTTATGTCTACGGCTCGCCGAACGGAGAGGCCGACCAGCAGGCGGTGCTGCCGCCGGCCCTCAAGGTCTGGATCGAGGCGCGGCTCACGACCCTCTACGACTACCGGAGCCAGTTGATGAGGGACGGCCGGGCGGCCATTCCGCGCGACTTCTGCGACGGGCTTCTCGACAGCCTGGTGCTCGGCGACCGGGTCATCTGAGTGCTGAGTAATGCGCGCAGCGATCATGGCCAGCGGGCCGAGCATGACCGCGGAGGACGCCGCGGCCGTGCGCGCGTGGCGCGACGAGGACCGCCAGTCGAGGCTGGCGATCGCCGTCAACGACACGTTCCGGCTCGCGCCGTGGGCGGACATTCTGTATGCCTGCGACATCAGGTGGTGGAATCTGCACATGACGGACGTCCGGGCGGTGTTTACCGGAGAGATGTGGACGCAGGACCGTGACGCGGCGAGCCGCCACGGCCTGAAATACATCGCGGCCGAGCTCAACGCGGCGGGCTTGAGCCGGACGAAGGGGCTGATTCACGGCGGCGGCAATTCGGGCTACCAGGCCATCGGGCTCGCCTCCGAGCTGGGCGCGGGGTACATCGCCCTGATCGGGTTCGACATGCAGAACACGAACGGCCGGTCGCATTGGCACGGCGATCATCCCGGAGAGCTGAAGAAACACATGCCGTTCGAGACCTGGCGCGGCCGTTTCGCCGCTCTTGCGGCTGATGCGAAAAAGGCGGGCGTGGAGATCGTGAACGCTTCCCGCTCGACGTCGATGCTCTGTTTCCCGCGGGTTGAGTTGTCGCAAGCGCTGAAAGGCTGACGATGCCGAGGCCGGTGGTCGACGCAGGCGAACTGGATCAACAGGTGACCCTGCGCAGCAGGACCCTGACCTCCGACGGCATGGGCGGCTCGACGCCGGCCAACAACGACTACGCCACGGGCGTGTGGGCGCGGATCCTGCCCATGACCGGGGCCGAGCGGCAGGCGGCGCAGCGGGTGGAAGCCACCGGCGTGTTCGAGGTCGCGATCCGGAACCGGACGGGCGTCCAGGAGAACCACGTCGTGGTGTGGGGGACGCGGGAGTTGAACGTGCGCTTCGTGAGGATGGCCGGGAACCGGGAGCCGTTTCTCTATCTGGAGTGCGAGGCCGGGGCGGTGTCCTGAATGGCCGCCCCCAAGATTGCCTTTCGCACCTCTATGCAGATCGAGGGTCTCGAAGAACTGCGCGAGACGCTGACGAAGATTGCTCCGAACGAGGCAAAGAACATCCTGCGCGCCGCCGTGCACGGGCTGGCCGGACGGGTTGCGGGAGAGATGAAGCAGAGGGTGACGGTGCTGACCGGCGAAGTGAAAACCGGCATCTATACCTTGCGCCGGCGCGGGAAGCCGAATTTCCCCGTGTCCGATGTGAGGCTGCGCCGCACCGATCACGGGCTGATGCTCGAGTTCGGTACCTCGAAAACCAAGGCACAGCCCTATATCGTGCCCGCGGTCGAGCAGATGCGCCCTCAAGTTCCCGGGTATTACCGGGAAGAATTCGGTTCTAAGTTCGAGAAGGCGATGGCGCGCAAGGCCAAGCGGGCCGCAAAAGCCGGAGGCAAGCCGTGAGCGCCGCCGTCGCCATCCAGCAGGCCATCTTCACCAAGCTGGACGGGACCTCCGGCGTGACGACGCTCCTCGCCGCCCATGCTTTCGCGGCAGGCAAGAAGGCGATCTACGACCGCACGCCGCAGGCCGCCGCGCCGGAGGACAACAGCGCGTTCCCGTACATCGTGATCGGTGACGACACGGCCGCGGAGTGGGACACCGATGATTCCGCGGGACAGGAAACCACGATCACGCTGCACGTCTGGAGCCGCTACCGGGGAAAACGGGAAACGAAGCAGATTCTGGACGCCCTCTACGCCGCCCTGCACAACGCGACGCTGACGGTGACGGGGCACCTGGCGCTCTACTGCTATTGGGAGTTCCACGAATCCCTGGAAGACCCCGACGGCGTGACGCAGCACGGCGTGACGCGCTACCGGATCGTGACCCAGCAGAATTGATTCAACCCGCCCCGAGAGGGGTTTACCCAGAGGAGCATTGAAATGGCAGCAACCCTTCCCACCAAAGGCCGCTCTGTCCAGGTGAAGCGCGGCGCATCCCCGGCCACGCTCGTCGCCGGGGTCCGCACCAAGGGCATCACGATCAACGGCACGCCGATCGACATCACCAACGACGACGACACCGGGATCCGCAAGCTCCTCGATGAGCCGGGCCAGCTCGAGGTGTCCATTTCCGTGGCCGGCATCCTGAAGAACGAGGCGCTGCTGACGGAATCGCTGCAGACCAGCGATCGCGTGCAGCCGACCGAATTCCTGTGGCCCGGCGCCGTATCGGCCGGGAGCCTGTCGGGCGACTTCTTCCTGGCGTCCTTCGGCATCACCGGGGAATATCAGGGCGGCGCGACGTTCGAGGCGGCATTCGAGAGCGCCGGGGCGGTGACGCTGGTCGCCGCGGTGTAAGCCGGTGGCGATATTCGAGCCGGTCACGCTGACCTGGTCGGGGAAGGATTACCTCATCCCCGCCGATGAGGTGTTGCGCTGCATCGCGCAGGTCGAGGACGTCATCACGCTCGGCACGCTGCACACCTTTATCTCCAAGGGCAACCTGCCGCTCGCCAAGATCGCCGGCGCGTTCGGGGTGGCGTTGCGGGCGGCGGGGTGCCGGGTGACGGATGACGAGGTCTACAGCGGGATGTTCACGGCCAAGGGGGCCGAGCTGCAGCGCCGTGCATTCGAGGCGGTCGCCGTGCTGCAGCAGTTGATGATCCCCCCGGAGCACCTGAGGGTCGACGAGGCAAAAACACCAGCGGCGGGCGGGCGGGCGGTCTCGTCGCGGAAGTCTACAAGCTCGCGGTCGGGCAGTCGTGGGTGACGCCGGACCAGTTCTGGAGAATGCATCCGCGCGAGCTGTGGTGGCTGATCGAGGCGAAGCGGCCGCCTAAACGCTATGGATCGCTGACCGAGGACGAAATGGAATCTCTGCGCGACGACCTGGAAGAACAGGGGTTTTTCAATGGCTGAAGGCGCCGGAATCGGGGCGCTTGCGGTCCGCATCGGGGCTGATGCGACAGGCCTGATCGCCGGTTTCGGCCAGGCCGAAAAAGCGGCTTCCAAATTCAGCAGGAGCGTCAACAAGCATGCCGAGAGCCTGGCGAAGATGGGCGCTGCCGCGTTTGCGGCGGGTGCGGCGGTGCTCGCTTTCACCAAGCACGCCACCAACACGATGGATCAGTTGGGGAAGCTCTCGCAGAAGATCGGGGTGTCGGTGGAGGGGCTGTCCGCGCTGAAGCACGCGGCGAGCATTTCGGATGTCTCGCTGGAGCAGCTCGGCGTCGGCCTGCGCTTTCTGTCGAAGGGCATGGCGGAGACGCAAGCCAATACCGGCGAGGCGAGAGAGGCTTTCCGGGCGCTCGGGATATCCGTTACCGATGCCAGCGGGGCGCTGAAGCCCACCGAGGAGCAGTTCCTCCAGCTCGCGGAGAAGTTCGAGGGCATGGAGGACGGTGCCGGCAAGACCGCGCTGGCGATGAAAATCTTCGGCAGGTCTGGTTCCGACCTGATCCCGATGCTCAATATGGGCCGCGCCGGGCTGGAGGCGGCGCGGAAGGAAGCGGAGCGGCTGGGCATCGTGTTCTCGACCCAGGCCGCGAAGGACGCCGAGGAATTCAACGACAACCTGACGCGGCTCACTTCCGCGGCTGACGGGCTGGCGATCAAGTTGGCCGGCCCGCTGGTGAAGGCTTTGGGTGATGCAAGCAAGGCCATGCTCGAAGCCAACCGGCAGGGGCAGGGCTTCTTCGCCACCTTGCTGGAAGGCTGGCGCAATCTCGCCACCGGCAACGACGCCCACAAGCTCAACGTGCAGATCGTCGAGGCGACGGATCTGCTGATCGCCGAGCAGAACCGCCTCGACGCGATGCGCTCCGGCCGGAAGGGCATGCGCCCCGCCAACCAGGAGGAGATCGACGCCCAGGTGAGAGCGGTCAAAGAGGCGCGGGCCGAAGTGGAGCGCCTGGTCGCGATCAAGCCGATCCTGGCCCCCGAGGAAACGCCCGGCGCGCCCGGCAAGAAGGGCGCGGCGCCGAGGCTCGAGGACAGCGCCGCGGTCAAGGCCGCCGAGGCCGAGGCCACGTTTCTCGGGAATGCCCTGCAGGCCGGACAGGACGAAGAAACAAGGATCGCGTCCGAGACCGCTCAACTGTCGGACGATCTCAGGGCGAGGGAGCGCAAGGAATTGCAGGCTCACGTCGACGAGCGGAACCGGATCCTGATCGAGGCCTACGATCGCGAGCAGGAAGAAGCGATTGCGCACGGGGCGGAGCAGATCGAGATCGACGAAGCGATAGCCGAGAACAAGAAGAAGGTCCAGCAGGCACAGATCGCGGGAGCCCAGACGTTCCTCGGCAACATGGCCTCCCTCATGAATACCCACTCGAGGAAGGCGTTCGAGGTCGGCAAGGCGGCGGCAATGGCCCAGGCTGCGGTATCGGGCGGGCTCGCGGTGATGGATGCCTGGAAGGCGGGGATGTCGGTCGGCGGCCCGTGGGCGCCGGTGGTCGCGGCTGCGTATGCCGCCGCTGCAGCGGCGAATGCGATCAACCTGATCAACAACATCCGCAAGCAGACCTTCGGCGGCAGCGGAGTGACGCCGACCGCGCCGACGCAAGGCTCGAGCAACATCGCCCCCGGCGACGTGCAGGGCTCCGCGCCCGGCAGCGGCGGCGGCGGCAAGCAGACCACCATCGTGAATTTCCAGGGCACGATGGACGAGCAGAAACTGATCCGCCGCTTCGTCACCATGCTGAACGAGAACAACCGGGACGGCGGGCGTTTCGTGCTGGGCGGCGCATGATCATCTATCCCGCGGCGCTCGTGCTTTCCGCCGCCGCGACGGCCACGCCCTTGACTCACGCGCGGATCGGCTGGCAGACGTTCACGCGCGATCTCGCCGCCGCCGATGTGACGGTCAGCACGGAGGATGCGGATTTCCCGCGGGATGCGCCGCTGCGACCCGACACGGCGGAAGCGTGGGCCCCTACCGCGCTGCCGGCCACCTGGACGGTGGATCTGGGGGGCTTGCAGGACATCGACTACGTCGGGGTGGTCGGCGGCATCGGCTCGGCCGGGTGCGCGCTGGAGGTCCACACCAGCACCGGCGACCTGTTGGGCTCGCCGCCCGAGCAGGTGTGGGATTTGTTCGCGGCCGGGATCGCGCCGGCCGACGACGCGCCGCTGCTGTTTCTCGATGATGCTGTGAGCGCGCGCTACGTGCGCCTGACGCTGACCGGCGGGGCGCTGATGCCGAAGGTTGCCGTGGTCTACGCGGGCGCGGTGCTGGCGATGCAGCGGGCGATCTACGGCGGGCATTCCCCGATTCCGTTGAGCCGGAACACGGTGTTGAGCAATGCCCTGTCCAAAGGCGGGCAGTTTCTGGGGCAGGGATTCAGGCGGCACGGCGTATCCGGCGGCATGGCCTACCGGTATCTCACCGCCGCATGGTATCGCTCGGATTTTGACCCGTTCGTCAAGGCTGCGCGGCAGTATCCGGCTTTCTTCGGCTGGCGGCCCGAGACCTTCCCGCTGGAATGCGTGTACGGCTGGGTGACGGAGAACATCGTTCCGCAGAACCAGGGCGTCCGCGACTTCATGAGCGTTTCGTTCGGCGTGCAGGGGATCGGGCATGAGTA